AGCACCTATGTTTTGAAATACTGGCGTATGCGCCGTATTGAGGATGCGGGAAGCGGTATACAGACCGCTGATGTTAACTTCCGTTTCTTGCCCTGCCTCGTTGCAGGGCTTGCGTATTACATAGCGCAAAAAGACCCCGAACTGATGCCCCGTATTCCTATGCTACAGACAGAGTACGAGAGGCAGTTTGAGCTAGCGGCAGGTGAGGACAGAGAAAAGGCGTCGCTTAGTTTGGTGCCCCGTATTGCTAGTGTGAGGTAACTATGGGACACAAGTATGCGTCTGGACAAAATGCACTAGCCATCTGTGATGTTTGTGGGTTTCAGTATAAACTTAGAGAACTCAAAGAGTTAGTAAGAAAGGACAACCGGACCAACATCAAGGCATGCCCCGAGTGTTGGAATCCAGATCAACCACAGAACAGGTTGGGGGAGTTCCCAGTAGATGACCCACAAGCTATACGCGACCCCAGACCAGACTCTGCGGAACTCACGGTAAGTAGGGATATTCAATGGGGATGGGACCCAGTAGGGCTAAACGATCCTTTTGGACTTACGCCAGACAATTTAGAAGGCAGAGGCGCCGTAGGCACGGTAACAGTAACTACGAGCTAGGAGACAGAAATGAAAATGAAGTCACGATCAAACGTAAAGGTTCCGAAGATCATCGAGCATCCGAATGAGCCAGTAAAGTACAGCGTTGCTGACTGCTGCAACCAGCCGCCCAAAGACATGAAGACTAGCGGCGTTAAGATGCGCGGCACGGGTGCGGCGACTAAAGGTACTATGGCCCGAGGCCCAATGGGTTAAGGAGTAGCAGGTGAATTACACCGAGCTTAAAACCAATATCGAGGACATTTGTGAGCAGTCGTTTACGGACGACCAACTTGCTATGTTTACCGATCAGGCTGAGCAGAAGATATATAACACTGTTCAGATTCCTGCGTTGCGTAAAAACCAGACGGGTAACCTGACCTCTGGTAACAAGTATTTGGTGTACCCTACAGACTTCTTGTACCCCTTCTCTTTGGCGGTTATTGACGGTGACGGCAACTACACATACTTGCTGAACAAAGACGTTAACTTCATACGAGAAGCGTATCCCGGCCCAACGGATACTGGCGCACCCAAGCACTACGGGGTCTTTGACGACTCGGCATTTATTGTAGGTCCGACACCGGACGCTAGCTACGAGGTTGAGCTGCATTACGGGTACTACCCTGAGTCTATTGTCACCGCCGGTACTACTTGGTTGGGCGAGGAGTTTGACTCCGCACTGCTTAACGGCGCTTTGGTCGAGGCCATACGCTTTATTAAGGGTGAGCCGGATATGGTGGCCCTGTACCAGAAGATGTATATCGACGCTATTGCGTTATTAAAGAACTTGGGCGATGGCAAGCTGCGGGAAGATATGTACCGCTCTGGTCAGCTTAGGATTGAACCGCGTTAATTTAAGAGGAAAGAGAAATGGCTATCACACAAGCTATGGTTACATCGTTCAAAGTTGGCGTGCTTGATGGCACTTTCGACTTCAGCAGCGACACAACACAGACATTCAAGATTGCTCTATTTACTTCGTCAGCTACGCTAGATGCGACTACTACTGCGTATTCGGCTACTAACGAAGTTTCAGGCACAGGCTATTCGGCGGGCGGAAACACGCTGACTATCTCAGCTAATCCCGCGTCTACAGGCACCACAGCGTTTTTGGACTTTGCAGATACTACGTGGTCTACAGCGACTATTACGGCTCGCGGCGCACTGATCTACTTGGCTGACGGCGGCACTAACCCTGCTGTTGCGGTTCTGGACTTTGGTGCGGACAAGACCTCTACTGCGGGCGACTTCACTATTGTGTTCCCTGCTGCTGACGCGAGCAACGCGATTATCCGTATCGCTTAAGGCACTTAGATGGCTGACGTTATTGTCCCAGTCTCCGGTTGGGGATACAGCTCTTGGGGTACTGATTCGTGGGGCGAAGGTAATGCCACGCCAGTCGGTACCGGTGCTGTAGGGACAGTAGGTGTTGCAGCTAGTGCGGTTGTTACCCTTACGGGTGTTGAAGCCACTACGGGTCTTGGTACGGCGGATGCTCAGGCAGATGCGATTGTCTCGGTTACTGGGCTTAGTGCTACGGGCGAGACGGGTGTTGCGGTATTTAATGCCACGGTCTACTTAGGCGGCTGGGGTCGCGGAGTCTGGGGGCAGGCGGCTTGGGGTGAATCCCTTGGCCTTGCGGCTATCGGCGCGGTTGGCTCGGTTACTGTCGGTGAAGGCGTTGGTGTATTCCCTACGGGGGTCGAAGCTACCACAGCCCTTGGCAATATAGCGGTTAACGGCGACGGGGCAATAAGCGCCCTTGGTAACGCAGCCACCGGTGAGATCGGTACCCCGCTAGTAGAAGCGGACGCTATTGTTGCAGTTACGGGCGTTGAGGGTACCGGTGCGCTAGGCACGGCAGGGCCGATAACTACTGTAGCCATAAACGTCACAGGTGTAGCTGCAACCGCTACAGCGGGCAATGTAGAGATAATCGGGGATTCCTCACTCGATGCTACGGGCCTAGAGGCCACCGCTACACTGGGCAACATCACGGTACTGCTCCAACAGAACGTAGACGTGACGGGCGTTCAGGGCACTACTGCACTAGGCGAGACGACCGAGACCGCAGGGGCGAAGGTTTACCCACTTGGCGTACAGGCCACGGGTCAAGTCGGAACAGTGCTGGTTTGGGGTGAAATCGTACCGAATCAGAACGCAGGCTGGGTAGACGTAGACGACAGTCAAACACCAAATTGGACGGATATAGCAGCATGAAGACAGTAAAAGAAGCAGTACAACTGGGCGATGCAATAGACCCCAAGCATGAGATTGAAGTGGTTTGCGCCAACTGCGGCCACGATTTAGACGAATCTGAACTAAACGCTGACACTTGTTCTGACTGCGGCGAAGCACTAAACTTGCGTCAGAATACAAAGATTTACGCGACAAGCATCCCGCCTGCTGGCGGTTCTACCTTAGTATAGGTACTGGAGAATTTAAATGGCTACTTATGTAAACAACCTCCGGCTCAAGGAGATCACCACCGGTGATGAGGACGGCACTTGGGGCACCAGTACCAATACTAACCTTGAGCTAATTACTGACGGTTTTAGTTACGGCACGAAGGAAATGGCGGCAGACGCCAACGAAACTTTCACCATGCCGGACGCTACAGCAGATGCCACGCGCTCGCTGTACCTTAAGTTCACTTCGGCGGTGGACCTGACAGCTACTCGTGAAGTTACGCTTGGGCCAAACACGGTATCCAAGACGTGGATCATTGAGAACGCCACTTCCGGCAGTCAGACTATTACGATCAAGCAAGGCTCAGGCGCTACAGTAGATGTGGCCAACGGCTCTAAGGTCATGGTCGTCACAGACGGTGCGGGCGCAGGTGCAGCAGTGCTTAACGCTAACCCCACAGAAGCGGGCACCGGTACGGTAACAAGCGTAGGCGGCACGGGCACAGTAAACGGCCTTACTCTTACGGGCACAGTTACTAGCTCAGGCGATCTTACGCTCGGCGGTACTTTTTCTGCTACGGTCTCTGAAATCTCCGACCTTACTGCCACGGCTACCGAGCTAAACTACACAGACGGCGTTACTAGCGCGATTCAGACTCAGCTAGACTCTAAGAACGCCCTGCCAATACTCAAAGGCACAAGCTACACCGCAGCAGTGGGTGAGTTTGTTGTTGCCACAGCCTCCGGCATTACGATTACTCTACCTGCCTCACCAAGCGCAGGCGACACCGTAACAGTGAAAGACGGAACAGGAGACGCAGCAGCGAATACGTTTACCGTGGCTCGTAACGGCGAAAACATCGCAAGCTCTGCTACAGACCTGATCTTTGACAAAAACTTTGCCGAGATAACTATGAGCTACGTTGATGCCACTATAGGATGGACTGTATAAATGAGTAATCTGTCGGAACTGCTGCCGACAGGCGGTGGACAAAACGCTGTAGACTTTGTTGCGTCTGGGACTTTGAGTTCTGGGCAGACTGTTGTGCTAAATAGCAATGGAACTGTGAGTGCGGTTGCGGAAAGTAATGCTGCATTAACT